TTTTTTTTAAAACACCCAATCACCCCACCAATTCAGGCGGGTGAAAAAAACTCATATATGCTGCCCTATCCGACAACATTCGAGACAATGCCCTACACATCCCATAAGGCGCTATAGGTAACCCATAGTACTGTTTTGTTGCCTCCGCAACGGCCGTCAAAGCTATCTCATTATCATAATGTCTCAAATCTGCACATAATGAGACCCAACGTTCAGACATATCAACCTTTGCGCCATCAACCCACACAGGGGTGCACAAAGACTGTACACGTGCCCATGGATCCGCAACCTGAATCCACCTCCCGCAAACTTTGATACGAAATTCCTTGCAAAAATAACGCACATCATTAGTATTAAACTTTGACACAAGATTGAAGGTGAGACTCATCCTCTCTACGGCCGTTTCAACCTTAATTGGTCTACGAAACTCCCCGTCCATATCATCACCCTTAATTTCAAGACAAACAATATCATCCCTTTGAATATCAGCAGACACAATTATTGCAGCCAATTGGACCAATCCATTACGCAAAAGCGTCTTCCAATCACCAGAAATCCCACTCAACACAACGTTAATAATGATTCCATAAGCCATGTTCATTGCCTTCTTTCGACCATGCTCACGAATCCAAATGTCATAACGCTCTTGAGTCAAACCCAAACGCCGATAAAAGGCCATTTCAAACAACAAACACGGATGTTCCTGCGACCTATCATAATCCTTTGTGTCCGCAGAATAACTATGAGTGCGGCCAGCAGACCGTCTAATCGGCTCAATTGTGTTGTACCAATCCTCACTTTCCTGTGCACTCCACTGTGGATTCAATTTAATGTTAGGACGCAAACACTCAGCTATGCAAGAATTAACCCGACGTGTAATAGACGAATACATCCCATTAACACTCGACTCATTCAAATACATAATTGTCTGCGAATGAGATATAGTTGCGTCAGCACCAGCTTCCCGTTTGCTTTTAATTTTTCCTTTTGCCATCAGCATCCAACGATCCAAACTGGTAGTACCCTCCAGAAAAAACTCATCAAGCATTTTTCCAACCTTAGATTCATCCAAGTTTCCTAGGAAACCCTCTATGTCTTGCTCATTGGGCTCCCACATCCCTTCATTCAAATGCTTCTCAACTATAGATTGCCAATCATCACGAAAACACGTGTTAATAACCCTATCAACTACCTTATCAGGAGTCAAATCCAAATCAACGACACCCCTATTACTTGGCACACCCACGTTACGCTTAAACAGAGCTCCCAATAAAGCCGCAGAAGACTGAACTCTATTGCCCTCAACTCCCACATCGACCTTGGGCTTACGAACATAACGCTGCTTAGGTATGGCCCTTTTCGAATCATTAATCTCAATTCCTCCTCTAGTCACCTTATCAACATCTGTCTCAGCCAACTGATAACCAATCTTTGTTGCATCCATCTCAGGCAATCCCCCTAAAATTTGATCTAAATCATGCCTAATAGACGAAGCAGGATCAACCTCAGGCACCTTGACCTTCGGTATATCCTTCGGAACCATGGAGTCCAAAGAAATAACCTCAACCCCTGAATTCCTTTCATTGACAGCGCCTTGATCCCTAATCATCTTGTCACGCAATGTTTTCTTTATATCTGTCAAATTATCCCCTCTTACCGGAG